TTTTTGCTATATTAGCAGTAGGCTTCGAACCAGATTCTAATGAAAGTTGATGTGGATCATGATCTGGTTCACTCGAAACAAGACTGTATGTACTTGGATTATTAAGGTTTGGTATATCATGAATAACAAAATCAAATTTATATATTTCTCCTAAGTATCTATCGCTCCAAGCTTTATTTAATGCTTTAGCTAATTCTGTACAGAATTCGCCAATAGTATTTCCACTCACCGATAATAAATCAGGAGTATCACCTGCTTCTCCCGTAGCAAAAGCCAAGTTAGTAAATGGAATACATTCTAGTTTATATGTTGATCCATTTTCATCAATTGTTATATCCATGTTTTTGATTGTTATTTGATCTACCCATCTACCATTATTAATTAAAGTGAAATCTTTATTATTGGCTAATGGAGAAGTATTGATTGAGCCGTCTTCATTATACGCAATAAACGATAATTCTAAATAATACCACATTTTAGCAAAATTTCTTATGCCTAATGCGTTACCGGAAGTAAATATACTTTCTATTAAACTCGTACCTAGCGGTTCAGTTATAGTTAAATTAATGGAACTTTTGCTTAACATAAGAAATTTGCTAGCCCAGTTTGGACCCGCAGGTTGTGTCATTTCAACATCTTTTATATTGAATCCAGCAGTAACACCACTTTCAGCTATAGTAACTTTAGGCAAACTGTCTAAAATTTTTAACATATCATCTATTGTAGTGGTTTTTTGTGCTCCAAGCAAATCATGCTCTGTAGTCATATATAACTTAAATTTATATGTAGGTTGTCTTAAGTTATTTAATGGATTTGGATCGTAATAACTATTATCTTCTAATAATGATTTTATAGAATTGTTTACATTGTCAAGTGTTGCTTGTTGATGGGTAGGGGTTTCTGGTTTATTAGCCAAAGATTTTTGAATATCCCCTACAGTTACCGGAATAGGGTCCATCTTAGCAGGTATTGGCGCCGTTTTAGGCGTTTGCTGCGGAGTACCAGTAGAAGGTATAACAGGAACAAAACCATCAGTATTTGATTGTGTTGTACCTTTTGGAGAAACAGCCATTATGAACTTAGAACTTTCTGAATAGTCGCAAGAGACGGTAAAATAATTTGTAGATCAACAATCAAATCCCAAATTGGATCAGATATCAGATTTCTATTACGAACAGTAAATACCCACCAATATGCAGCGGTATTATACTTGTCATAACTTAATTTATCAGGACGATATTGATATTTTGTCGTAATTGTAAAATTTTTATCATCGGACGCCGGTAAAATACTTCTATATTTCATTATACCCAAAAACCAACTGGTTTGTGGTGTTCCTGAATACGCGCTCGTTGATGGGTAAAGTATTTGGCTCATATCATATCCATCCTGTACTATTATTTGCTTTTAGTAATGCTCCTGTTCGAAACGAATCAAGACTGAATATTTTACGCATTGCTGATGGAGTTTGTTGAACTACCATATCTACTGTCACTTGAAACATGGGAGGTAATAATGCTATCCCAGTGGGATTATTATTAGCATCACTTCCTATACCAATTTCAATCATATCCATGTTTTCGTCAAAAGTATAACTATGCGATTTTACTATAACAGGAAGATTATTGAACATATAATTACCATAACCTCTAAAAACTAAAACTGGAGGCGGTAAACCAGCCTTTCCAGATTGTTTATCAATTTCACCAAAATACATTTTACTTACCGTTCTAAGAAAATGTAATACGGCTAAAGCATATTGACCTTCTCTCTGATTTTGAACTGTAAATTTTCCCGTCACATTAAGTGTAACACTTGGAGTATTTTTATATGTCATTATGTCGCCATTGGAATGCACCAAATCAACATCGTTATAATTTACCTGTTGACCTACTGCGATAGTAGGAGTATATGGAAACAATAATCCATCAGTATCAAATAATATTTTTAAAATATTTGAAGAATCTCCAGGATCACCATATATTCCCGGTTCACCAAGTTTTCCTTCAGCACCGCGTTGTGCGCGTAATCTAATTCTGGTATCAGATTTATCAGAGTCATTGGTAGCAGTTCCATTAATAACTACCGGCGAAGGACTTCCATCAGCATTAAATACCGTAAGATTATTATTTAAGTTAGATTTTTGAAGAGAATTTAAGTTAGCAACATCATCTGCTTGTAACGATACTTCTGTTGGAGAAGGAATTTGTGTTTGAGCGGCCGGTGTTTTAACCGGATCAGGTATAGCCGTCGTTGTAGGTGGCGTCTGAAATGAATTATTGTTGAATGGTAAAGAACCATCAAATCCTATGAATGCTGTCATCGTCCTCCAAGCCAAAGCAAACCGCTTCGTATAATTTTTTATTAAATAATTCGTCGAAAGATGCCGATAGATTTTTAAATGTTTCGTAATCGCCCATGGAAGCCGCTGAGCGGGCTTGGGACGAACTTGCGTCGCCCTCTCCACGATTTACGCAAACAGCCTTAGCATGAAGTCCTAGAAATTCGCTTCCAGAATATTTTCCCATCAATTCGGAAAACATCGGAAAGCGATCTTCGCCTACAACCAAAGTCGCTTCATCGAAACCGTCAGCCGCCATATCCAGGCCAGCATCAAAAATATTTTTCGCCAATCTTACTTCAATGTCAGGAAACATTTCTTTCACAAAAGAAACCTTCTGTTCAGGTGTAAGCGGATTTCGTTTTCGATCATACGTCTGCGATAGATACAGCCGTGGCTTAACACCAACGGGCGTTTCTAGCCGCAGTCTATCAATAATTTTCTTGTGACCTTTCGTGATCGGATTCATCCGACCAAAAGCGAAAGCAGTTTTCATATCCATGTCCGTATTTATATAATGAATTAACGCCCATGTTATCGCAGGGCGTTACGGACATTCAATAATATTCGTCTTCTTCGTCTTCGTCTCTATCGAGGAGTATTCCGCTTCTTTTCGGCCTTCAGAGCCTTGTCAGTCAGTTGACCCCAAAGAAGAAACCAGTCATGTCCACGCTTAAACGACTGAATAATTCGCCAACCAGTGGCATGATTCAGCATTTTTTGATCAGGCCCAGAAGCCGTGATTTCAAAATTTTCGTATTGGGAAAGAGTTGTCGATTTCATTTTATCGCTCCATGTCGGCGGCGATAGAATGGACCGTGGGACCATCGCCAGACCACATCGACCTTTGAGTAGCGAAAAGGCCACGTTCAGCAACGATCACAAACTTATCACCGATTTGCATGTCTATTCTCCATATCTGTAAAAGATTATGATGAAAGATACCACATATTTAAGGTTCGTCAACCTTAAAATGAAAATAAATTATAAAGATAGATTTTAATGTTTCATAAATATGACGAAATATAGTTCAATATATTAATATATTGATTCTAAACAAGAAAGCGATTATAGAATAACTATGGCTATACCCCCTGTTCCTTCAAGTAAAATAAAATATATCAATAATCGTGAGCTACTAAAAGAGATACATGAAAGTAAAAAATCTTTTTGTTATTCTTTAGAACCTAAATATGCAGATTTTGATGTTATTGTTCATAATATTAACGAGATTACCCCAGAATTGATAGACGCTGTTAGAGAAAAGAAATCAAAGCCACGCGGAAAACCGTCTCTTCCTATGGAAGAACCAGAAAATATTGTAGTTCGTTTGATGACTTATACTCATATTCCTCTCGATCCAGATCGTGTGCGTAAAAGCCGCGTAACGGATCAATCTTACGCAAGAACCAGTTTTCCTCCATTCAAGCATTATATTTTGACTTCTGATGGGTTGAAAGAAGTTTGCCGATCACATTGGACCGGCGGTTTCGAAAATGGTTATTTTGTTGCGGATGGAGGTAAGATTAACAATCGTTTAGCCATGATGTTCATGTTATTAGTAGAGCGTTATTCGAGAAGAACTAACTGGCGCGGTTACTGCCATTCTTTGGATACCGAAGCATTAACTCAACGAGGATGGATTTCTGGAAATGAAATCAATATGGATGATATTATTTTATCGTATAAAGAAGGTAATTTAATTTGGTCAAAAATAAAATCTATTTATAAAGATGAAAACTATAATGGAAAAATGTTTAATATAACAGGTAAAGCAAAAATAGATGCTTTTATTACACCGGGCCATAAATTTTTAACTGAAAACGGATTAAAACCAATAGAATATTTAACAGATGCAGATAAAATTATTCTCACTGGTAATCCCGTTGAGAATTTAACAGAAATATATGAGGACGCTTTTGTTGAATTAGTTGGATGGGTTGTTACCGAAGGTTGTTTTGAATTTCAAAAAATTAGAAAATATCCACGCATTACAATATACCAAAACGAAGGAATATATGCCGATAGAATTCGCAATTGTGCTAAAAAATTGGGAACCACCTTTAGCGAATATCATAGAAGAGGCAATAGCGTAGCATTTCATTTAAAAAAAGAAATTTGCAATAAAATTGCAAAAGTAGTAAAGGTTGAGTCAGGATTTAATAAAGTCCTTAAACCAGAGTTTATTGTTTCACTAACAACTGCACAAAGAGAATTGCTGATACAAACAATGATAGATGCTGATGGCTGGAGAGGTTCAACTGGTGGTCGTCGAATAGGGTATGATCAAAAATGTAAAAATCACATTGATTCCTTTATATTTCTTTGCACATTAGCGGGATATAGAACAAAAACAAAAGTAGTAAATATGTCTAATTATGATAAAACTAATTTTGATTGTCAAATGTATAGATTAAATATACTTAAACGGGAGCCTGTAATAAAAGTTAAAGATATTAATTTTAATGGGGGTAAAAAATCAGGAACTTTCGATGATCCTAATATTCCTACCGAAATTTTTAAAGGAACGGTATGGTGTCCTGAAACTGAATTTGGTTCTTTTATATGTAGACGAAACGGGATAGTTTATCTCTCTGGCAATAGTTATGTAGATGAATTCCGGGGTCAAGCTTTACTTCAACTGTCACAGATTGGCCTTCAATTTGATGAATCTAAATCAGATAATCCGTTTGCTTTTTATACAACTGCCATCAAAAATTCATTTACAAGAGTATTTAATTTAGAGAAAAAATCACAAAATATTCGTGATGATCTTCTTATTATTGCTGGTGTTCAACCAAGTTATACACGAACATTAGATAATGAATTTGATCAACGCGATTATGGAGAGAAGAAACGCGTTTCTATTAAGAAACCGTCACCGAAAAAAATCGAAAAGCCAATAATTGAGGAAGAAACGCCAAAACGTGGCATAGGTATGCATTCAAATGCTGATTTATTTAGAGGAAAATAATTTAGGTAAAACGCACCCTTATGCGGTATGAAGGTGCATAATTTGAACCTAAAATGAGTATGAAGACAATAGATTTGTTCGCCGGGATCGGTGGAATTCGTATACCTTTTGATGAGCTTGGTTGCAAATGTGTTTTCAGTTCCGATTGGGATAAAAATGCACAAATCACCTATGAATCCAACTTTGGTCATAAACCATATGGCGACATTACAGCTATTGATTCAAAAGATATTCCGGATCATGATATTTTACTTGGGGGTTTTCCTTGTTTTATTGCAGATACAACTGTTCTAACATCAGAAGGTTTAAAACCAATACAAGATGTTAAAATTGGTGAGTTAGTTTTAACTCACAAACAACGTTGGAAAAGAGTATTGTCTATTATGAAAAAAGACAATGCTCCTACTATGATTATAAAAGGCCAAGGTTCTTGTGGTATAGAAACCACGTCGGAACATCCATTTTACGTGCGAAGCCGTCAGAATAAAAATAATGGAAAAAAGCACTGGAGAGAATTTTCTGACGCTCAATGGAAAGAGGCTGAAAATCTTACTACTAATCATTTTTGGGCTTCACCAACGGTTTTTCCAGTTTTAACTATTCCAGATATAGAATACGCTTCATTAGAACTAAAAAATAATACTACAAATATCAATAAGTTTGGCGAAAAAATTTTAGACTTAAAGATAGAGAGTCGAGAATTTATGTATTTTATAGGAAGATGGATTGGCGACGGCTGGCTTGGAACCGGTCCCAGAAAAGGGCGTTCAGAAAATAATAGGGTAGCAAACATATTTTTATGTTCTTCTTACGAGGAAGAAAATGAGGTAGAAGAAATACTTAAAAGTATCAATCTATCTTTCACTAAAGTTAGGGAACGAACTGTCTTAAAATATATAATTGGTTCTAAACCGTTAACTAAATGGTTAGAAACCAATTTTGGAAGATATGCTTCGGGAAAAAAAATACCAGGATGGGTATTTGGTATGTCTCATGAGCTTAAGCAATCGCTCTTTGATGGTTATATGAGTGCTGATGGTCATACCAGTTATCAGAAAAAAGGAAATGGGAGGGTAAGAAGATTATCATCAATAAACAAAAATCTATTAATGTCATTTCGGTTACTTTTATCATCATTGGAAATAACCACTTCTTTACATGAAACGAAAAAGTCTCCTACTTATGTTATAGAAGATAGAATTGTAAAACATATTTACTCTTTGACTGCTTATGACGATAATAGAAGTGCATTTTTTGACAATAATATTCTGTGGGGGAAGATCAGATCAATAATGGACACTGACGATTTGAAGACGGTTTATAACATTGAAGTAGAAGAAGATAATAGCTATGTGGCTGATGGTATAATAGTTCATAATTGTCAGCCTTTCAGTGCGATTGGTAGCCGCAAGGGTTTTCAATCGACGCAAGGAACGTTGTTCTTCAACATTGCATCTATTATTGATGCAAAAGCCCCAAGAGCTTTCTTGCTCGAAAATGTGAAGAACTTCAAATCCCATGATGGCGGCAAGACATATGAAGTTGTCGAAGCAACATTGAATGAACTTGGATACCATGTCCATACCAAAATTTTAAATGCTTTAGATTATGGTCTACCACAAAAACGCGAGCGAACAATTATCGTTGGCTTCAAACACAAAGTGGATTTTAAATTTCCCGATCCTCTTGGATCGCCTCCAAGCCTTTCTACAATTCTTGAACCTGAGGCGGATAATGACGAAAAGCTTAGAGCTTCTGATTACATTATTCAAAGACGTTTAGATCGATTGGCCAGCCAAGGTTCGGCTCAACCGTTTTATCCGTCTATCTGGCATGAGAATAAGAGCGGAAATATATCAGTGTTGCCGTATTCGGTAGCTTTGAGGGCTGATGCTTCACATAATTATATTCTTGTCAACGGAGTAAGGCATCCTTCAGCAAGAGAATTATTGAGATTACAAGGCTTTCCTGATACATTCAAGATCATATTACCGTTAAGACATATTCGAAAACAAGCTGGAAATTCAGTTCCAGTTCCTATGATCAGAGCGGTGGCAAAGAAAATAATGGAAGTATTATAAAAATGGACAAAATTAATTTTAGTATATTACATGGTAATTGTTTAGATTTATTCGATACACTAGATAATAATTCTATAGATACTTGTATTACCGATCCGCCGTATTTTATTGACGGTATGGGTAAGGATTGGGACAAAGATAATCTCGATACTAAAACCAAAAAAGCTGGGATAGTGGGTTCTTTACCAATAGGTATGAAATTTGATCCGAAACAAGGCATAGAGTTTCAAAATTTCATGCTGGATATATCTAAACAGGTATATCGAGTTTTAAAGCCTGGAGCATTCTATGTAAGTTTTAGTCAAGCCCGTCTTTATCATAGAATGGCAATTGCCGTCGAAGAAGCCGGGTTTGAAATCAGAGATATGCTCGGATGGACGTATGAAGGCCAAGCAAAAGCATTTAGCCAAGACCATTTTGTTAGAAAAATGAACATAACCGACATAGAAAAAAACAATATAATCGTAAGCATGAACAATCGAAAGACGCCACAACTTAAACCAATGATAGAACCAATGGTTCTGGCACAAAAACCCAAAGAAGGAACTTTTGTGGAAAATTGGATGAAATGGGGTGTTGGTCTGATAGATACTTCTCAAAGTCTGGACGGAAAATTTCCGGGAAATCTTATGGCGGTAGCTAAGCCTCGTAAATCAGAAAAAGGTGAAACTAATGATCATTTAACAGTTAAGCCAACAAAACTGATTGCCCATTTAACTAAACTTCTAACTACAGAAGGCCAAGTTGTTTTTGATCCATTCATGGGGTCAGGATCACATGGGGTAGCCGCTTTAGAGTGTAAACGGAAATTTATTGGTTTTGAGATCGAAAAGAAATATTTTGATATTTCAAATGAACGACTGATATATGTCTCACAAGAAAAAACTAACAATATAATAATTAGGATATGAATATATGTATTTATCACAAGAAAAAATAGACTATCTTATTACTAAGAATAATGAAATGCTAAAAATTAGAAATCAAATATTAGAAGAACTTGGAGTTGATCTTGTTGCAAATGATAATATAAGTTTAATAACTTCGTATCCATTAATTCATCAATATGACACTAATTATGCTCCAAATTTTAGTAGAAATGGCGAAGATGGCATTTCTGTCAGAAATGGTTTATCACAAACTATAGAGACGAAATCTGCTACAGTTAAAAAAAATAAATCTGGGAAAATTGCTGAAGCTGAATTTATGTTTCATTGTAATAATTTAAAGACCTATGATCGTTATGTTTTTATAAAATGGACTATTGAACGAAAAATTTATAAAATTTGGGATTTTTCTGATAAAAATAAAGTAGACGCGGTGGAATTAATCTTGAAAATAAAAAGAAATGCGCTATTAGCAAAGAATAATGGTAAAACACCAAACCGTGATGTGATAACAATATTAGAAACAGAGATAATTGGTATAGCCGCAACTCCTCTTATAAATAATTTGGTTTATACCGATTATATGAATGGAAGTATATGATAGACAAAACAGATTTTTTAGTAAGTGAGATCACAAATTACGTAGAACTAAATGACGAGACCGCCTCTATTATCGTCAACACTCTGTATCATGTGTTGGCGACAGTTCCGAACCGAAATTCACTTGACGATCTTGAAGCTTGCGAGAAAACATACATTGGGACGGCTATTGAGAAGAATTGGCTCAATACTTTTGGTTTGCCAAACAAATATACTAAGAATAAAATCAAGCAATTAAAGAAAAAAGGCATCGAGTATGTTAATCCAAACCTCGATACTGTCATTGGTGATGTTGATGTAGACGTAAAGCATACTATCGGAAACAATTTCATGATCCCAAAGGAATGTATTGATCAACATTGCTTGCTTGTCAAAACTAACTTCAATAAATGGAACTTCAGTCTTGGTGTCGTGTTGGCGGCTGACGACATTATGACCAAGGGTAAAAACCAAGACTCAAAACGAAGCCTTCAATGTTCTAATCCAAACATTAAATGGATTGTCAACGATCATCCTTTGGAGATATGATTATTGATTTTTACGTAATTTTGTGATAAATATATCTATGTTTGTGTATAAAATAACTAATAAAATCAATAACAAAGTGTATGTCGGCTACGATAGTTATTCAAAAAATAAACAACATAGACGCTGGATAGCTCATCGTTATAACTATAAAAATGAAAAAGCCAGAGACTACAATAAAGTTCTTTATAAGGCTATGCGTAAATATGGAATAGAAAATTTTATCTTCGAAGTATTAGAGGAATGTTTTACCTTTACTTTCTTAAAGGAAAGAGAGATTTTCTGGATTAAATATTATAAGTCAACTGAACGAAAATTTTGTTAATTGGGTGATTGAAACGCCAGATAAACAGATAGTCAAGACAACGAATTTGAAATTATTCTGCTCTATAAATGAGTTAAGCTATAAATCAATGCTGAAACTAAAATCATATAAAAATTGGATTATACTGTAATGTTATTCAAAAAAGCAATAGTATGCACAGATCAGCATTTTTCTCGAAAAAATGCTTCAATAATAGCTACTTTAGACAATATCGATTTCATTAAGTTTTTTGTTGAAGAAGGGAAAATATTTGGAGCCGATACTGTTATATTATGTGGAGATTTTTTTGACAATAGAAATACTTTAAATATTGATTCTATGAATTACGGTATACAAGCACTAGAGATGTTGAGTGAATCTTTCTCTAAAGTGTATATACTTAAAGGGAATCACGATTTATATTATCGTAATAATCGTAGTGTAAGTTCTATTACACTTTCAAAACATATTACTAATATTCATCTAATACACAATCCAATAACTTTTGGAGAAGGTAAAGAAGGAGTCACTTTTTTACCTTGGCTAGTCGGAGATGAAGGGAAAAAACTTAAAGATATAAAATCTCGGTATGTATTTTCACACCTTGAGCTTGGAAATTTCAAGATGAATGCCAATGTTATTATGCCGGAAACGGATCATGGACTGAAAGCCTCTGATATTCCTGCACCAGAGTTCGTTTTTTCTGGACATTTTCATATAAGACAGCAGCAGAAAAATATAGTCTATATTGGTAACATTTTCCCTTTCGATTTTTCCGATGCAGGTGATTCTGATCGTGGAATGATGTTCTTGGAGTGGGGTAAGGAACCTTTTTTTAAAGCGTGGCCGGATCAACCTCTATTCCGCAATATGCTTCTATCAGAACTTCTAATTAAGCCAAAACAATTGCTAAAGCCTAAGCTGACCGCGCGGGTAACGATTGACGTGGATATTTCATATGAAGAAGCCCAGGTCATTAAGGAGACGTTCATCTCTGATTATGATTTACGAAAGATTGAACTGACCCCGCAATCCAGATCGCTTCATATGGAAGAATTTTCCGACGAAGCCGTGATTTTTCAGAGCGTGGATCAGATCGTTATCGATGGTCTTATGTCGGTACAAAGCACCGGCGGTATGAGTGCGGAAACGCTCGTAGAGCTTTATCGAAATTTACCAAATTTATAAGACAGCACAATAGGGAACAAAATGATAATCAATACAAATTTTAATAATATAATCGAAGGGGATAATAAACTTTCTTTGACAAAAATTAAAGAAGAAGAAATTAAAGTAGACCTGATTTACATCGATCCTCCATATAATACTGGAAAAAATACATTTAGATATTCAGATAATTCTCTAAATTGGGGAACTATCATTAAAAATCGTTTGAGTTTGGCCAGAGACGTTATGCATGACCATGCTAGTATATTTATTAGTATAGATGATAATGAATATCATACATTGAGAATGGTATGCGATGAAGTTTTTGGGAAAAAAAACTTCGTTGCTAATTTTATTTGGAAAAAGAGTCATACGGTAAAAAATGATAAAGTTGGTATCTCGACACAACATGAATACATTTTGTGTTATGCGAAAGATTCACCGAAAGTTTTTTTCAATAGAGAAAAAACTGGTGATGATTACATAAAAAAAGCCTATAGATACAAAGATAACGTTGGGAATTTTCGAGTTGTTCCATTATTCAAACCAAAAAATCCCAAAAGCTTTTTGGTTACGTCGCCTAATGGGAATAATTGGGTTAAAAACTGGAACTATAATGAAGAAGGATTTAAATCATTAATAGATAATGATCTGATTTATTGGGGGAAAAATGGAGATGCCTGCCCAACGAAGAAAGTATATTTAAAGGAAGTGATGGATAAAACATTCGGAACAATTCTAGACCCTAAAAAAGTTGGTTATACTGGTTCTGGTGCAAAAGCATTAGAAGCGTTGGGATTTGAAAAAACTGATTTTATTTATACGAAGCCAGTTGAGTTGATAGCCCACATATTGGATATGGCTTCTACTCCAAATTCTTTAGTTTTAGACTTTTTTGCTGGGTCAGGAACTACTGCTGAATCTGTGTTTTTTGCAAATAAACAGGACAACGGAAATCGAAAATTCATTTTATGTAATAATAATGAGAATAACATTTGTGAAAAAATCACATATCCAAGGGTTTCGCGCGCCAAAGAAAATTACGGCGACACCACGGAATTAAAATATACCAAACTTGATCCGGATACGATATTAGAGAAAGAATAATTTAGGATTTTTAAAATGGCTAAAAAAATTTATCCCACAAACATTCAATCCCATCTTGACAAATTAAAGAAAACAACAATTTCTTCTTTAGTTTGGAAAGATTGTCATCTAAAAAGTCTGATAAAGAGATTGAAGGACGGGGTATTAAAAAACGAAATACTTAACTGTTTTTATGAATATGATGAACAAGTAAAATTATTTATTTCTTCGGAGATTACCAAAGAAACGAAAAAGACTTTCAGTTCTGCATTCGAAAAATATCTAAAAGAAATGGTAGATTACCAAATACAGCAAAACTTTAAATCACCGGCAACTTCTCCATTAGCAACAAGTATACCGGGTTCGTTTTTAGTAATATTTTTATCTCATTTGTTAAAAGATTATCCATTTTTGAAAATAGGACAAGAGATATCGTGTTTTGTTAGTATAAAGAATGGTCTTTTAGAAATGAAAAATCAAGACGTTGCTATATATTATCAGAAAAAGCACGAACGAAAATTGATTAATATTCCTATAGATTTTATTGAACTGAAATCATCATATATAGACAAAACTATGTATAGTAGTTTTGCTCATACAAATAACTCAACCAAAAAATCATTAGAAACTTTATGTAATGGTTGTATTGTAACCCCGTCTGCTACTATAGACAATATTTCTAATTTGGAAATTCCTATTTTCAATTACAAGGATTCAAAAAAACGATTTTCTACTGAACCAATAGATATTTCGGTGTTTGATGCTCTTGTAGAAAATATTTCTCAACATCTGTCAACAATAACTTTAGAAAAGTTAGAAAATATAGAGTTAAAAGAGCATAGCACTATTTTTAATGAAAAGTTCAAGTATATTGCAACGAAATTGTTATATGCTGCCGATCCTAATATTGATCAAAACAAAATAATTGCTATATTAGCTGATTATGACAAAGCAATTAGAGAAATATCAGAATGGTCATGTTTATAATGGACTGTGAACTTTATAATGGAGATTGTTTAGAAATTTTAACTAAAATTCCATCGGAATCTGTAGATTTAATTCTTTGCGATCTTCCTTATGGAACAACGAACTGTGCGTGGGAGAAATTGTTTTAGATAACGCCATGGGCTCTGGGACTACTGGCGTAGCTTGCACCAATACTAAACGAAATTTCATAGGCATAGAAAAAGATACACATTATTTTACGGTTGCCGCAAACCGGTTGAATGACAGTAAATAATTTTCAACGTTAGACAAAAGTTATTTATGCACACCTTTAATGGCAGCTAAACCCTTGTTTAAGCTGCCATAACGGGTTTTAAGTTCTTCGACAGTTACCAAGGCTTCGGGTGAAAGCCAGACGGTTATTTTTCTATGACCGTCTGCCTTCAACTTTTCAAAATGTTTATTTTGTTTTGCGGGCATCAGGCGGCCATCGATTCTTCTATTTGATGATCCCTCATCCAGGCAACCGCTTTAGAAGCCATGGAGGCGGCGGTGAAAATTGCCTTGGAATCATCCTTGAGAATCTTCACCCAACTCTTGATATAGCTGGCATGATCTTCTCGCGGTTCATTATCGATGCCAAGTTCCGCCGCCAAAAACGCCGCCCCCAACTCAGCAATCAATTCTTCAAAAGCATAAGCCGCATTCCCAAATCGATTTGTCAATTCACGATTGCAACGGCTGGCATGTCCAGTAGCGTGAGTCATTTCATGACCAAGCGTGCAATAATAACTTTGGGCGTCTTGGAAAGCGTTGAACGCAGGCATTCCAACAAAATCTCCACCAGGGTTATAAAATGCCGAGTTTCCACCTTCCTTGACCCTTACGCCAAGCGCGTTGAAAAATTGATCGGCGTTGGCGACCCGCTCCAAAATTTGCTCTTCTGAAGGCTGTTCCGCCTTTTTGTAGAACCGCTCCGGAATTCCATCAATTTGCTCGACGGAAAACACCGTGTAAAACTTCATAAAGGCGATTCGAGACGTGTCGGTAGAACCATCCGAATGTTCTTCTTCCTTAGTGAAGGAAGAATAATAAACAATCTTGGTTCCCTTAGAACCCTTGCGGACGCATCCACCTAGCTTTACGGCCTGATCGTAGGTCATAAAATATGGGTTTTCCCACCCATTGTCCTGCATGGCCAACCACAACAGAAGAATATTGATCCCACTGTAGTTTTCACCTGAAGCACGCTTCGGAAGTCCGGACATCCGATACATGCCGGTGCCAGTCCAAGACTTAGACCAAGGCCGCACACCTTGCTCAAGCATATTAACAATCTTCTGCGTGATCTCGTTTTGAGCGTTCACCTTATCAGCCGAGGCGGAATATTGCTTGGACATATGGGTTCTCCTTAATCAGTGATGAACCCTTTATAAGGGTATACCGGTAGACTGTCAAGTGCGTCTTTTTGAAAATAAATTGTTCAACGATTTCAATAAGTTCACAAAATTTTGTTTTTAGAGTTGACGTATGAAAATTTATGTGGTTTATGAAAAGGAACATTTATGTTAAACATTATCAGAAGGACGGACTAATTATGGATGAATGGGTATCTATCTATTTTAATCATATTGAAAACGTCTGTTCTCGGGCAACCAACCAGTTTAATATATATGGCGTTAATGTTAAATTTTCTACTGATACTATTAGGAAAATACTTGAAATTTCACCTGAAAGCATTAACGGCAAAGATGGTCTCATAAAGAGTTTTGCTCATAATCAGAGTAGAGGGAAAAATTCTGATGGTATGATCCATAATACACAAATTGACACATCTGTTGAAATGATTTCTAGGTGGGTCAACACGGCTCAAATTAATTACGCCATTGATACCGAACAATTTATGAGAGATAGTTTTGAGGATTATGATCATCAGAAATATCTTCTATATTTGATTTTGGGCGCAATGCAATGTGGTAAAACAGGAACGAGCCTTTTTTTGGACTTCAGTGCTCCGATTCTTTATCTTGCTACTGGAAAAAAACATTTTCCTATTCATATTTTAACTAATAAGACAGGTCAAACAAATCAAACCAGAAAAGAACGTGAAATGTTCACGGCTCTGTATGATAAAATTGATATCATTTATAATGATCATATTACTTCTTTGGAAGAAGTACGTAAAAATGCTCGAAATTTGTTGACTTATCATAGTGAAATTTTGATGCCTATAGTTCAAACTCATGATGAATTTGGACAAAAAATAGATGTCGAAGAACTTAATGATAAAATTGAAGAAGGAATTGAATTTTCCATTAAGGAAAATGGTGCAGAAAAATATAGAAACCTAATTCGACTTGACATGAAAAAAACTACGGTCGGTAAAGCTTCACTTGATTTTGCGGAAGCTATTCAATGGCAGCAAAGAAGTCGTGAAAATAAACGTTTGGGTCTCGTTAGGAAATTATGTGAGATTGCTGAAATTGAAGATATAAATCTAATTTTTATAGTTGACGAAATCCATTGGGGTTCTGATTATAATGTGAAAAATTTCGATACAGAATATGAGAGTGGAAGCATTATGCTTCGACTGCTAATGCCTATATTAAACGACATAGCCGCTTCAAAAAAGAAGGGCCATAAAATAGTCGGTTTGTCTGCTACTCCGTATCAACTGTGCTGGTTAGAAGATGTAGATGTTGTTAGACATCGTTTAACTGAAGGATATTGTGGAGTTAATGGACACGATGGCAAAAAAATCGATCCGTCTATTGAAGCTGTTTTGGCCCCTGAAGTTCTTTACATTAAAGATTTGACTGGTAATGATTTTATCTCTCCGAATATTTATAGCAATATTGATGCTTTTAATGCTTTTCAGAAGAAAACTGACGAGCAATATTTTGCGGACTGGAAAGAATATAGAGATCGTTTTGAAGAAGATTTGAAAAATTTAATTGAAAATGAATTGGATGAAACGTCTGCTACCAGACCCAAGGCTGTATGCTTACGTGCTATGAATAGCAATTCTGGCATGAGAGAACTTATTGGTGATAAAAAAACTGGCCAAATAGGACTGAACCTGTCGCCATCTATTCATGTGGAATTTTATGATGAGTCTAACACAAAAAAGAATGGCGGTCTTTCTCTAAAAGAATTTTATGCTGAAAATTGCTATCAATATGAAAAAGTATTGATCGTTGTTACCGGCGCCATGAGAATGGCTGATCAAACACCAACGATAACGGTAAACTCTTTTGGAAATGTCGTGCCACTATTTTGGTCATGTATCGATTTAACCGATCATACTCGCCATCAACCAGCACTTTTACAGGGTCTTTTCGGACGGTTGTGTGGATATGGAAAAATAATAGATGGTTTGGCTCCAAGATATATAGGCTCCGTTAAAAATGTAGATAATCTCAGAAAATTTATAGAGTCTAATGGCAAACTTGTTATGCCTCCGGGTAAAGGTATGTCTATGTGCGGTAAACTTGGAGGGAAAAAATTAACTCAATTGGATATTTTTCGTTCGTTTTCTGATAAAGATACTCCTATTATTAAAAATATGTTTGATGCTATTCAAAAAGAAATTTTTGATAACGTCAAAGCCGAAAAAACTGGGGTTTCTGGCCGCAATCAAGGCTTGACCAGAATTACCAGGGATAAAGATAATATCTTAGTTCCTATCTGGGAAATTTTAAATGAGACATTCTTCCAACATCTCGAAGAAAATTCTGCAATTTTCTTTCCTGACATATCGAAGCCTGTTTTCTTAAGACCTAATGAAATTGTGAATGGCAAGAAATATTATGTCTTTCCAGATGATCCAACGCGAGGAAAAGTCGCGTTGAGAAATGTTGATAAAAATAATATTAAAACCGGAGGAGGTGCAGATTTGAGTTCTCGTGAAACCAGAAGGTTAGCGGGATTGTCTGGTGGTCGAGATTTGAAGGCTGATCTGGATATGGGAATGCGCCCTCAAATTTTTGGCTGCTTTAAAGATGGAAAATGGGAATGTAGGGGTATTACCCTAGCTTTGAATGGTATTGCTATAGAAAAACCCGCTCAAAGTAACAAAGCTTTACCTTTTCCAATAGATCATAAAAATCCTACATTGGGAAGTTTGTTGTTAAATGAAGAAGAGAAGTTGGCTTCTGTCAAGTCAAAACCTGCTTCGTCTAAGTTAAAAGTTAAGTCAAAAGTTAAGTCAAAAGTTAAACCAAAAACGGCTAAGCAAAAACTCAAGGATACAATGACGGCTGTAGCCAAAGGTTTGTATGATGATACATGGAAAATGCGACGTTGACATGAACACTTTCACTCCATAATATAACACTTGACAGTATTCTGATATATGATATCTTAATTATTGTAGATCACGCAACGAAAACATGTATCAGGTTGTAGGACGGCCAGAGCTTTTTAAGTGGTGTCTTGCGTGATCTACTCTCCATAATAAATAACAACTTGACAGTATTCTGATATATGGTATCTTACATTATCAGCCGCGCAGGAGACACACCATGATCGAACAACCTTCCGTCAAGATGACTTCTGAAGAACTTGCTGCCATCGCCGCTCGCGTGAAGGCGAAGCGCGCTCTTCGTGAATCTCTTGAACATAATCTTGATCAACTCGTCGGCTTCAATTCCCTTGACGAAATGCTTAAACATATGGATCAACAAAAGGGCTAATGAGATTATATGAAATTGCTTCGGTAATACATCGGTTAGAGCAAACCAAAAGATTTATTCAAAGTTATAATCGGTACGAACAAGGTTTTCCTCGGCTTCGAGATCAGTTTATAGCTTTTTGCCAAGCAAAAATACAAGGCCGTAAATTTGGCCAAAAAGATTATCCCTTCACCAACGAACCTTTAAAAGGTCTCGGTCATGCCCATCTTATTCATGGGAAAGTAATTCTTATTTACTACATAAAGAACCGTATTCTTTATCTATACGATCTCGTGGAGCATACCGCGATTGATACTCCAGCGCAATCTAAAGCTTTACGCAAATTTATTGACGGATTATCTCAAAAAGATTTTTCTGAATTGAATATTAATTCAGAACAAAAAACACTGTCGAAGGAACAAAAAAATCATCTTAACGCGTTATTCTATGAGATAGCGGCAAGTATGCCTGAACTAATTAAAGATGCATTGCATGGTTCTTGGGATGACCTTAACGATTTTGCCATGGAAACTGTTCAGGAACCCATAGAATTAATTTATGCTGCATATGGTGGACAACAACAATTAAAAAACGATCTGGCTACCGTTTTAAGACAATTTTCCATTGCCCATTAAAATATTGCCTTAAAGAAAGCCGCCCCTGTAATATGGGGAATGATCAAATTTAAATCGTTAACTATGAAAAACTTCCTCTCAATTGGGGCGGTTACACTTCCACTTAACTTAGATGAACACGGTTTGACTCTCGTTTTGGGAGCAAATAATGATGTAAACGGCGGTTTGTCTAGAAATGGTGCGGGCAAAGCCCAACCAACTTCAGCAAATATTTTAACCCCTAATGGTTTTATTAAAATGGGGAATTTGAAGATTGGTGATTTGGTGACCACGCCAGATGGAAGTGAAGCTCCGATCATCGGAATTTACCCGCAGGGAAAAATTAAGACGGTTAGAGTGAATTTCTCTGATGGTCGTTCAACTGAATGCTGTGAAGATCATTTATGGAAGGTATGGGGTAAATTTTTAAAAAATGAGCATAAAGCTGTTTCGTCTATCGATTGGGGATGGGATACTCTCACTCTTCAAGAAATAAAACAAAATTTAGGCAGAAAAAACTTCTCATCAAGAACCTATGTTCCTTTATTAGAGCCATACGATTCTAAAGATATAGAACTCCCAATTGATCCAAAGCTTTTGGGATTATTGCTTGGTGATGGCGCGCTTGAAGATAAGCGCGTAAGGATTAGCACCGCTGACGTAGAAATAAAAGATTATATAGAAAAAGTTATACCAGAAGGATACATTCTTAAGAAATATAGAGGAAATATCATAATCATATTTCCCAGGAATTCAGCAGATTTTAGAAAACATAATACTCATGCTATAGTCACACCACTTAGAAAACTTGACTTGGCGGGTAAAAGATCATGGGAAAAATTTATACCCGCTATTTATAAAAACTCTTCACCATTACAGAAAAGATTACTGTTACAAGGTTTAATCGATACTGACGGAACAGTTGATAGAAACGGTGTGATATCTTATTGCACTACAAGTTCGCAACTAGCTAAGGATGTTCAAGAAATAATTTGGTCTCTAGGAGGAATCGCGAATATCAGCACCTTAACAAAAAATTTTACTTATAAGGGCGTTAAGAAAATAGGAAGAGCTTGCTATATTGTTAGAATAAGAATTAAAGACTCATACAAAATTGTTTCTTTGCAACGTAAACTGGATCGTTTACCAAAAAATTATCAATACAATGAATGTTTACGATTGGAGATAACTTCAATAGAAGAGATAGAAAATAAAGAGTCTCAATGTATAATGATTGACCATCCAGACCATTTATACATAACTGATGATTATATCGTTACTCATAATACCACAATCGCGCAAGGGATTAACTATGCGTTATACGGTAAACCTTTAACTAAGATCAAAATTCCAAATTTATGTAACAATATCAATAATAAAGGCATGTTAGTTACTTTAACATTTGAGAAGAATAATATTGAATACCGCATAGAGCGTGGTAAAAAACCAGATTTAATGCACTTCTATATCAACAATATAAAAGTTAAACTTGAGGAAGATGATAATTCTGAAGGCGAAAACAAATTCACTCAGCAAGCTATAGAACGAATTGTGTGTATGTCACACAACATGTTCAAGCAAATCGTCATTCTTAACACGATGACCGAACCATTTTTAAGAATGTCTGCCAAGGATCAAAGAGAACTTATCGAAGAATTACTTGGTGTTATGCAGATTAGCCAGCGTGCCGAAGCTCTAAAATCGATGATGGTTGAATCTAAAGACGCGATAAAAGATCAAAATTCGATTTTAAGAGCTACCATAGAAGCCAACAACCGTATCGAAAACGCGATTGCCAGCGCAACTACTACTTCAAACGAATGGGCCAGGTATCACGCGATTTCCCTGGAAAGAATGACTGCCGAAATTGATTCATTACAGGGCATCGACTACGACGCAGAGATTGCTATTTTTGATTATCTTGAAGATTGGCTTTCTAAAAATAAAACAATCAGCGAAGGTCTCGCTTCGGCTACTAGAGAACTAAAACTTCTCAATCGTGAGGTTTCGACTATTGAAGCTGAAATTTCACGATTTATAAAAGACTCCCATATCAATATTGACGTTCAAGTTACGAGATTTGAACAAGAAATTGGTCGAAAAAATAAAGACATCAGCCGTAAATCTGAATCATTAATCAAGGATAAAGCTGATCTTCTGAAAATAAATGATGATATTGCTAATCCAAATGAACATACGTGTGTTTCATGTAATCAAAAATTGGTTGGAACAGATCATCTGAACACGGTTCTCGATAATCTACGTGGACTTGCTAAGAAACTTCAATCCAAGATTACTCGTGAAGAAAACGAAATCATTGATCTCGAAAAAGAAATTGAGCATATTTATAACGAAATCCAAACTTTACAGGATAATGCGGAGGCGCGGCGAATAGATAATGAATCTAAAGCAGAAGATAAACGTCGCCTACTGAGTTCTCCAAAAATGAAAATGCTTTTGCAAGAAAAACAATTAGCAAAATTTGAAGAGATGCGGGAAGAGCTTGGAGAAAAACCAAATTCTGTTTTCTCAAGTAGAGATGAAATCTACAAAACTAAAAGCGTGTTTGATGCTTTTATACATGAACGTGAAGTTGCCCTTCAACAACAGAATCCCTTTGCCGCCCAAATCGATAGCTTGCGCGAAACATTACAACCTATTGATTATGAACCGATCAATAAACTTGACTTACTCATCAAACATCAAGAGTTTCTTTTGAAATTATTAACATCAAAAGATAGCTTCATTCGTAAGAAAATTATTGATCAAAATCTTTCTTACCTTAACAACCGCCTTGATCACTATCTCGATAAACTGGGTCTTCCACATCAAGTCAAATTTTTAAATGATTTGTCCGTAGAAATTACAATGCTTGGACATGATCTCGACTTCGAACAGTTGTCTCGTGGTGAAATGAATCGTCTAATAATGGCCACATCATGGAGCTTTCGAGATGTATGGGAAAGTCTGAATGAATCTGTCAATCTGATGTTCCTTGACGAAATGATCGATAATGGTCTAGATGACATTGGGGCTGAATCAGCGTTGGCTACGTTGAAGTTTATGGCTAGAGAACGCCACAAAAATATTTTCTTGATTAGTCACAAAGACAGCATTATCTCTCGGGTTGATCATATCTTGACCGTTCGCAAGGAAGGTGGGTTTACTCAATTTGAGCATGAATAAAGATGAAATATATTCTGGCAGAGAATATACTTTGTTGGATGAGGATGATATTGTTGGTAGCTGGTATCCGATGTTTCTGGCTCCTAGAGATGGCACGCAAATATTTGCGAAGTTCAAGATGAACGATCAATATTTTTATATGCGTGTAATTTGGGTCAATTGGGGCGTCAATTGTGGCAGCATATTGTGGGCTCAAGTAATCTCTGATCAATATGTTGGCTGGGTTGAATGGGCCATTTATCCATATACCCATGATTTCTTCATAGGATGGAAGCCAATATAAATGATTGACAGTCTCCAAATGTGGTGTATTATATCTTTATAATCTGAATATTTAGGAGCCGGTCATGGAATTTTATGTTTCTAGTTATATCGCTCTTACGGCTCCTGATCCAAGATTCGGATTGCGATCAAGAGTGGCCGTAAGCTGGATGAAAAATATTGGAACGAAGGCGATCCGATGTATGGCTCGGAAGCTTATATCGCTGGCGGTAATCAATGGGCTCTTGAAGAGCGTGCCCGCGATGAAGAAGGCGGCGGCTTTCATTTTCATTCATACGGTGGATGGCGATGATAAATTTCGCTCAATGTAGAGCTATTACCAATGAAAGATTGGATTCTCAGTTCTCTGAGTTAGATGAATATTGTCGAGAATATCCGGAGTTGATTGAATTCGTTGATTTGATTGTATATCCAATGATTAATCCAACTGACATTGGAAAAGAAGATTCAAAAACAAAAATCTCCACGGAATTGACGGGATTTATCTACGACATCAATAAATGTGATTTGCGCTCTAATATGACCAATCCATATCATTTTCAAGCCAATTGGGTTTACAATTTAAACAATTTTATTGGCAATTGGTTTCTTGATGATTTTTCATTTAGCGTAAAGCAGAATGGATATTGGGGATGCTGGAAGATTGTTAATGATCCTGAACAAGATGGCTCGCAAGACCCACAAGTCATGATCTTGGCAGCAAAAGAAAATGTAAATCATCATGAAAAACTTTCGGAAAATGTTGAGCTTTTTCGTAATCCTGCTACACGAAATATGATATCTTCCGGTATAGTAGAAGCACAATTAGCTCTCGAAAAGATAATCTATTGACTTGTCGTAATCTTTTGGTGAGCGGTTGCGTCTTAGGATGTAAGTCTATTGAACGTTGTCAAAATACTCGTAGAATAAAGCCGCATACGTATTCTCCAGGAAAGAACACTATAAAGCTTTACACAAAACTTTGGTTGACAACTAATATTTTTGGTTTATATTTGTAAAAAACAACGATAGGAGCCAATAATGTCTAATACTTTTCTTCCAAGTTTTCCTGTCTACACAACTAAACCGACAGAAGATACGCTAGAACGTTGTGTTGAGCAATTGATGGATCAAGCAGACCGTGTTTTTGGAAAAGGTCTGGTGACTCAAAAGCAATACGATGCTTGGGTTAAGAGATTGGATTCTTGGGCCATGAAAAATTATTAGGAGAAAATCATGTCCAATATAACGATTGCCTGCAATTATCAATTCCGTGACGTGCTTTATTGGTATGATCTGACCGATAAGGAGCGAAAGGAGTTTGATTATTTGCTTACATCAGAAAAGTGTAGCACTGACGAGGCGAACTTCTTTCGTTATCGTGGCGTAGTCTACGATCTTGGTGAATTCATGCGTGTAGACGGCGCCATGTTTGGACAGCTTAGTAAGTGGGATGGCTATCAAAGCGATAGTTATTTTTCAGGAATCGTGGTTCGATACAATAAGGATTTTGATGCTGTCATTGCTGGGACATATTATTCGTGAGTATATAGGCTTGACAGCTTGTAATTATAGTGTATATTCATAACATAATTCATCGATAAGGAGATTTAATAATGCAAGAAGCTCTTAGCTACCATGTTTTCAATTCTCTTACGAACCAATGGCTCTCGGATGACGAGCATAATTGGACTTCCAAGTTTTATGAGGCGGCATCCTTCAATTCATTTGACGTAGCGAAGAGCATTGGGGAGCGCGAGTCGAACAACAGCCTCAATTTCGAATTCTACGTTCTCGCTTGCATGCCATCGTAAGGAGATTTATTATGCGCCAAGTTCAAACGTCTACGTTCGCTTCAAGCCTTATTGGTAAGATTCTTTTTGTTGGCCCGAAGGTCACGAACATTTTGAATGGCAAGAGCGAACTTGCCCGCAATATTATGTTGGGTCAACAACTGGATGAAGATGCGATGCTCATTAAAGTCAAGAACCCCGATCTTGGCTAGCATATCTCTATCTGGCGTCATTTTCATGACAGCCTTCGTCATCATTGATTTTTCTTGATATTCTTGATTTCATATGCTATCAACCGCACATGAAATCAGAACTTATTCAAATTCTTCAAGACCGTGGGCTAATTCATCAAGCGACAAATCTTGATGAATTGGACAACCTAGCTGCGTCTCAAAAGATTATCGCCTACATCGGTTTCGACTTGACTGCCGATAGTTTACACGTCGGATCGCTAATCCAAATTATGGTAATGCGATGGATGAAAAAGTTGGGTCATCATCCAATTGTTCTGCTTGGTGAAGCTACCACCAGAATTGGTGATCCTACCGGAAAATCTTCAATGCGACCTATGCTCTCATCCGAAAAAATTGAGCGCAATCGTGTCGGCATAGTAAGTATTTTTGACAGACTTCTTGGTCATTCCCAGCACATATCTAATGCGACTTGGTTCAATGATAATGGCCCATCGTTTATGAATTTCCTCTCTGAATACGGGCGCCATTTTACCGTCAATAAAATGCTTGCGTTGGAATCAGTTAAGTCTCGTCTCAATCGGCAAGAACCTATGACCTTGCTTGAGTTCAACTATATGTTGATGCAAGCGGTGGACTTTCTTAAATTGTTTCGGACACAAGATTGTATGTTGCAAGTCGGCGGTTCCGATCAGTGGGGAAATATCACTAATGGTGTTGATCTAATTAGGCGTGTAGAGCACGCAGAAGCCTTTGGCTTGACCACACCGTTGATGGTAAATTCTAAGGGCGAAAAAATGGGTAAGACTGTTGGTGGCGCCATTTGGCTTGATCCAGACAAGACTTCTGCGTTTGAGTTTTGGCAGTTCTGGCGCAATGTTGAAGATGATAAGGTTGAAGAATTTCTTCGACTATTCACCGAAATTAGTCTGGATGATATCGTCACACTTATGGTTCGAGGCATCAACCTAGCCAAAAGCACCCTGGCAACGGAAGTGACTGCAATGGTTCATGGCCGGGCCACGGCTGAAGACGTCGCCAAGATGGCCGCTCAAAAGGTCCCTGATGCCGAATTGATGCTTGATCTACCCTCGCATACCATTTCCGAAGAAAGCCTTCAGAATGGCGTTAATTTGGCTCAAATTCTTTTTGATGCTGGTTTGGTGGCATCCAAGACTGAAGCGGACAAATTGGCTAACAATGGTGGTATCAAGATCAATGGAAAACAAGTCAAAGACGTTCGAGCTAATATTTCCAAAGAAACTTTTGGTGAAACATTCGTTGCCGCTATCGGCAAAAAGAAAATGATTCGAGTTATCATATGAAGCTAATACCATTTTTATATCTTTTGCGTTTATGTCTTTTGTGGCTGGAGCGGAATTGCTTGGTGGATTATTGTTTTGTGCTATGGCAAAAATAACAATGTCAGAATGGCAAAATCTTTCTGTATTTGGAAGAATAGCATCCTTGGTATTACTGTCATGGTTGTTTGTGTGCTTTGTTTTTATAGGATTAACGTTATTTTATGCTGTCGTTTAAATTATATTGGACAAGATAAATCAATTGAAGAAATGATTGTCATCTTGTGCTAGTAAGTCTTCTAAAGTGACAATAAAATATTTTTTGTAATTTATTACAGGTTTTAAATCACCAAACAATTTGTATAAAGACGAAGAAGCTTAATTAATTAGTTTGGAAAACATGACTTTAGAAAATCTGGCATCGATTGTTCCAAGTATTTTTTGACTTCTGACGGAGACTTACCAATTAGAGGAGAAAGGGCAGACACCCAACCTCTTTTAGTAAAATCTATACCAGAGTTTTCGATGTTTGTCCGTATCTCTTTTACAGAGCAATTTTCAAAATGATAACGTTTCATATTACTAGAACCCCCAGAAAAATTACATTCTGGGCAAATAGCTTCTTCTTGCTTACCTCTGGTATGTCTCATTTTGGTTTTAGTTTCTTCTGATTTCGGCCTACCCTTTGTAGTATCGCTTATTTTTTGTTTCCACGATGCAATTTCTTCCGAGGATTTATCGGCCATAGACTGTTTCCCATACATTGGGTTATTTTCGCCAGACATTTTAACTGATAAGTTCTTCTTATGATTATCCAATTGTTCTTCAGTAAAATTTTTAAAGCAAGATATTCCAGTTTTTTTGCCTTTTCTAATGACAGATAAATGTTGTTTTAGCTCATCTATTTGTTCTTCTGACATATTTTCATATGGCGATTTACCGTATCTTACACTAAGTTCTCCGGTGCGGCCATGCATTGGATTGTTTGACCCTCTCCAATTTTCATCCAACCATTTTTCATATTCTTCGTGTGTTTTTTTACGTTTAAATGAATGATTTTCGCCTAATCTATATCTCTCTCGGAATTCTACGCGGTCTTCTTCGCACATACCATGTTCCCAGCAAAAATTCATATCAGGGTAGATGTCTTTAATTTTATTGTATATTCTATGAGAATCTTCGTCTTCTGTTAGTAAAGGAGGAAGAAACTTTATAGGAGGGATTATTTTGTTATAAAATTTTCTTGATCCATCTGGATTTCTTGCCCGCAAAACATCGTTATCTATCATGCATTCCACTTCGGCATAAGTCAAAGACCCCTTAGTATTTCGTAAGGATTCAATGATAAAGATAAAATTTTCCCGAGGATCGTTCTTTATTACTTCATTTAATTCCGTAGAAGAACTTGTGTATCGTTTCCAATTAGACTCTTTTTCTGTCCAGATTTTATTTTTTCTTGTCACTAACTTCTTACTGGTTCTCTCCTTAAATTGTTTCTTGCCAATATATTCTCTATTGTTCTTTTTATCTATTATGCGGTAGATGAAACCAAACCATTCATCAATATTTACTATTTCCGGATAGACCCAATGACCATTATTTGGTTCTTCTTTTGATTTTACAACCATAGTTTCCTTAATAATGAAATTGCTATTAATAGTAGTATTTATCTCGAAAAATATTTACAGAAAGAAAAACGGTTAGCTATAATTATATCATGAAGAAAAACAAGAAAAAATTTGATCCAGAAAAATTAGAAAGAGCGGCTGATAATATCGTAGCTCAAGTTAAGAAAGGTGATTTTTGGATCACTGACTATAGAGACAAACTGAATAAACACCATCGCGTTTCACCTAATACTATTAGAAAAATTATAGAAGACAATATAAAACTTACCGGAAATACTATCACAGAAGATTTAGTAAATCAATTATTACCGTATGTTATGCGGTCATATAAAGGTTCTATTCTTAAAGTTTTGCAATCGGATGAAGTAGATGCGGCATTGTCTAGTAGAACTATTGAAAGAGAAAAACATTTCCAAAATAATAGAAGGGTAAGAAAAGAGAGTGCCCCGTTGGCCGTAAGAGATATCAATTGGATTGAAAAAGAAAATAGCAAATCTCTGGGAAAAGCGTATAAGGTTCTCTCTCAGAGTACCGTTAAGTTGCCTCCTTTGCGTAAGAAAGATCGTAAGAGCACTCCGCGATGATAAAATCAAAATCAACCAACAGATGTACAAAAATTACTCATAATACAAAAGAAAAAGCTCTGTATGTAAGAAAAAAATTAGACAATTATCAATTAAATATTTATTTTTGTAAACCTTGTGGTGGTTGGCATTTAGGCGGTAGTAATAATCCATCACGCAAACTCGACCGCTTAAACCGATTATTCAAGACTATTGGGTTTGATTAAATGAAGTTGTTTTTTGACGGCGGCGCCTCCCCTAACCCAGGAACTGGTGAATGTGCTGTTGTATCTGTAGATGGTTCGATCAAAATTCATCAAAAAATACCGGGTGATAAAACTACGAATAACGAGGCCGAGTGGCTTGGTTTCCTTTTGGCGGTTGAGTATGCCAAACCCTACGCAAGTGGACCTGTGGAGATCGTAGGGGATTCTAAATTAGTAATAATGCAAGCATCAAAAGAATGGAAGATTTCGGAAAAATTCATTCCATATTATAACGACTTCAATCTAAACAAGAATTTGTTCGTCAATCTGAACTTGACGCACGTCAAGCGTCATTTAAACTTGGCTGGAATTTATATCGAAGAACTTCAGAATAAACGCTAAATATATAATGCGTAATTGGATCGATCTTGTCGAAAGTGTAAATAATCGAATATGGTATCACGGAACAACTGTTGATTTTGATCGTTTTAGCAACGCATATATCAGTAGTCAATTAGGCGTTCATCTTGGTTCAAGAGAGCAAGCTGAATGGCGGCTTGGTGATGAATCGGGATTTTTATTATCGGTTCAAGCAAATGTGTCTAAGTTAATAAAATTAGTTGATGAAGGTAGCTGGTATGGAAGAGATTTAGTTGAACAACTAAATCATAATCCCTTAACTAAAAATATTCGTTGGTGGGATTCTATGAATGATCGAACAATAGCCGCAAACCTCAAATCGCTTGGATTTGAGGGTGTGATCTATAAGAATATGTTTGAAGGCGAAATCCATACTCCTTCAATTATAGTGTTTGATGCCAACAAACTAGAAATAATTGGTAGAGAACCAATCAATTCTTCTCAAAATCCCAAATAGCATCAAGCCTTTCGTATTCGGCAATATCTTCCGCTGTATATTGGTGATACTTGATCAGATATTCATTCCAAGTATGCGTCTTTGCGTAAGCGGCCATTTCTTCTGCTAATTTTTTACTTATTGGCTCTATACCGCAATGCATCAAAGAACAGGCTGTCCCTGATCCGTTAATCAAAGATGTTCCCTCGATATCATGGTAATCTCGCTCCAATAAAGTCACTATACACGGATGATACCGACAGTCGATAACATACTTACCATAACCACAATGTTTATGAAGCCAATTCTGAATACGTTTGAGTTTTCGGCCTTTTGGCCGTAAACTATATTGATGATCAGAAAATACTTTAATGTCTTCGGTAGTAAGAGACAGAGGCTCCATGCTTATGCAACCATTTCATCGTCATTAAATTCAGAAAGTTCTTTCCATTGACCTTCATCCCAATAATATTTTTCGGGAGAAATTGAAGGTGGCGCAGGAATGTTTTCGTTGATGAACGCCTTACCATTGGAATCACGCTCAAAGTTAATTCCGTAAAATGGAGCCAATGATTCAATATCATTACCCCAATGATCGAATAACTGAATTAGGAATCCTTCCACTTTATTGCCGCCGCAGGCTTCAATGAAGCAATCCTCAGATGATCGCGTAAACTCACATTTGATGGCATCCCAAGATTCTTCATGGATGATCCGTCCGGTGAACATCTTCATAAGAATTGAACGCATAGAGTCATTGGTAGACATTCCAGTTTTCCTTATATTGCTTGTAGCATGACACAATTTATCGGGTCTTCGCGATCCTCAATGTATTGGCCGTCTTCACAAAAACAAGTTTTCACGCTATGTTCAAGATCATAGACCCATTCATATTCGTGATCTTGAACAACGACATCCAATTCTGGATTAACACCTTGAAGAAGTCGTATTAAGTCCTTTGCTTTCATTCTGGTGCTCCTTAAATAGTTTCAGTTCTTGATTCAATGGTTGGGGTTTCGCCAGTGTAAATATATCCCTTATCTTCACTTCCGTCAAGCATACGAATAGAACAATTTTTTGGGTTAGGTTCGTTCTCGAACCACTCCCATTCTTTGTGGCACCACATCATTACGAAGGCTCGAATAACAACGCCATGCGTGACGATAATCAGGTCTTCCACACCATGCTTGAGATCGCGTTGGAATGTGCCGAATGCTTGATGAACCCTCAATGAAACATCGAAGCGACTTTCGCCCAAAGGCATCCTGGCCCAAAATCTTCCTTCAAAATCAGCCGATTTCTTATAGTGTTCGTGTTCAGCCGGGAACATGATCGGCAAATCTTCGTCGGATACTCCGTCAAACAACCCGAATTGTTGTTCGACTAATGCGATATGCTCGCGGCGACTTTCGATTGGAATACCAGCCTTCAAAAGTCCATCCGAAGTTTGACGAGTTCTGTTATAAGGGCTTGTCCAAAGTCTTGGCTTATCACATCGCGCCAATTGTTCATAGCGGTAGGCATAATCGAGGCCCCTAATTTGATGATTATAATCTTCCCTCAAAACAGTATTGAGAAAATTACCAGCCGCTAAGGCTTGTTCTTCACCTTTCGATGTCAAGTTCAGAGCATGATCAGGCTTAATATTATGAACATTCTTGTCCACATTACCTTCAGATTCTCCGTGTCTTACGAGATAAATTCTCATGTATATGTTCCTTTTTCAGATTCAGTGCGCGCCTTTTCGTATTCTGACCATCCTTGATTGCTAATTCTCTCGTTGAGACGTTTGATCTCGGCCCGAAGAGTTTCAATTAAATCCGCAGCCGCTTGTTGAATTGGCGGTGTCGTAAATGAGCGAGTGAACGTATCCTTACCATCAAGAAGACCGGCGCCATCATTGACCGGAATGGTGTAGATTCCGCGTAGACGATCACAAATGGTCGCAGGATCGGCAATGGCTTTTAGTTGTTCTTCGCTATAAACTACCGGAATTGGTTCTGTTCCATCGAGCTTACGAGCACAAGGCGGACATCTTCCAATCGTGGTCATACCATTGGTGATTGCATCTTCATAACATGAGCCGCACACCTTCTTGCAGATACCGCGCTCATGAATAATTTTGCCTTCTGCCAGGGTAAGAATGCGATTTTCATCCATTGTTCAGTATCTCCAAAATATAATCCTTGGCGGCACATAAATCATCAAATGCTTTGCGAGTCAATTCATATTTTTCGTCAAAGTGAAGAATACTCCAACTAACAATTCTAGTATGGCTTGAATTCCAAGTCGGAAAAATCGTCCATTCATTAAGATGATGGGAAAAATCTTCCTTTTCATACGAAAAACTATGATGGTCGAACATCAATTTCCGTCTTCCATTGCAGCGGCATTCAAAATATTTTGAATATAAGCCCTGGCAATTTCTTCATAGTCCGAAGCTTTGGCTCTCGTCCCCCAACCAAGAAATTGGTTTGCATCGTTAGCTAAATCTTCGGCCCTTTTTTGTATAATTCTTTCAATTCTGGTCATATTTCACTAAATCCAATCGAATCAACAACATACATCGTTCCATCGACAAACATTAAGTCGCCAACGCTGGTCGAACGCAGACCATTATGTTCATGAAGCGGAGCTAACACCTTTACTGAAGGATTGAAATCGCCATTACGATCTCCATCTTCAAAAAATGGTTCGCTAATGCTCCAAGAACCAGTGACATTATTAGTCCATCTGAATGAATATTCAAGATTATCTCGCGTCAACGTAGGTGGGATAGTAATTGTGGCTACATGCTCAAAGATACTATCACCAAGTTCTTCGAAATTAATTCCACGACGCGTATAAAGTTCAGCACGATGATAAATTTCGATTTGCATGAAAAATCTCCTAAAATGATTGATCATACGATAGTATTATTTTACTCTTTGTCAAGAGGCTAACACCACTTTAGTTTGAAATATATCGCCTCTCTTGCATCTTCGAAAGAAAACCCATCAGGAGTTATTTTCCAAAATCCATATAATTCTTCGATGACCCACGTTATAATTTCACTTATATCAGTAGGTTTATATTTTATTTTTACAGTGTTTTCACCTTTGTCATACCATTCCCCTTTCCATCTCGGAAGATCAGTTAGTTTCGTTTTACCTTTAAGCCATTCGGGTAACTCATTTCTATAATCTATCGCAATATGAAGTAATATAGGGTTGACTTTATTCAAAGAAACTCCAAAAAATTTTGTAAAATTTTCTGTAAGTGAAAACTCATAGTTCATAATATAGGAAGTTTGGTGGTTTCAACCAACTTCACCCTTTCTTCAATTTGTTTTAATATATCTTTTCGTTCATCAAAACTCAATGACCAAGCTTCTTCTCTGGATATAGATCGCATATGCCACAATATTTCATGTATTTGACTAATAAGTTTTTTAGAATCTTTTTGATATTCCGCTAAGAGCCCTTGAAGTTCTTCTACATCAACGATCCTCAAGAGCTTTAACCGAAAAAACTTGATGGGTCGAATTCAATTTCCGTTTTCCATTCATGGGCACAATTAGAACAAACTACGTCAATATGTTTGTCGATTCCTTTACTATTCAAAACTGTCAACGCAGAAGTTATTTTTGCAACCCAGCCTTGACTGGTTTCAAAAATAAACTGTCGAATAAAATTACGATCTGTAACTTTTCCAGAAGGAACGATAACATCTATGATACTATCTGCTATTGCTTCCAGGTTAATTTTGCTTAATGTTTCATAACTTTCATTAACAATTTTTGATCTTTCCGGAGTATTAGGATCAGTTCCTTGAATGGCTCTGGTTGCGTTGAATTGCCCAAGAGCTAATTTAGTAGCGGATTCCATATTGAATGGCTTAAGATGCACAATTAGATCATCGCTTAATCTAACTTCGTTAACTCGATCAATAAAAGTAATTGTTCCCATAATAGTTGACAAATTACAGGAGAAAGAATTTTCAACTTCACATTTAGGACAATTGACATCGATATCCATCATTTCACCATATGTGGCCGCTCTGATGGCTAAAAGAATTACATCCAAGTCTGGCGTGCTAATCAGTCGTGGTTTTGGAATATCAGGAACACATGACGCCAATAATTTTTCTAACGCATATCCAGACATTAAAGCATCTGGGCTTCTCAAAAGTAACTCATCACCAGCTTTCATCGGGTAAACAGGAATATCCCCAGCTAAAGTAGGATTATAAAATTCTTTTGGTAAAAATACTCCACGCGTCGGTAGTTTAACGTGTAAACCAGGAATCCTGAAATATTGTGCTAACGGATTCGGATTAGTAGACTGCGCAATTAACGGTTTTTGAAAAAATTCTTCTTCCTCAAAATTATCATAGTCATTATTACCCATTTTTCTCCCAGGTTAATATTATGTCAGTATTTATAGACACAATTAACTTAGAATATAATTAGTATAGAAGTCAATTTAATAGTGTTAAAGTGCTTCTATAGCTTTGGATATTAGAGACGTCGCGGATTTTTCGTCAAAACTTTTAATACATCCGTCTTCATCAAACTCTCCCTCTATTGCACCAGATTTCACAAGAGAAGAATAAAGTTCATATTTCCATCCACTATTACCTAATGGTCTTTTGCCGTTGAAACCTTCGCCTTGTTCCCACAAAGTATTAAGAAGAGCTTTGAGATAGTCGCGAATAGTTTTGGCACCTGCATCATTATCAAGCATAGGAATTACTAGAATTTCGGTTCCAGTCATTTTCACTTAACCCCAAAATAATTTAAAGATGGTGGCTTTTTTCTTATCACGAATCCAGAATTCATTGGAAGTAGATAAATCTACCCATTCAATATTTTGGGCCGAAATTATTTTCTTCTAGCCATTTTTCTATCTTAGAAATCGGCATATAGAAATTCACATGATGATCAGTATTTATTTTGATGGGATTGTCTACCGACACCAATTCAGTTTGAGACGCGATAGCGTTTCTCACATCATTGCGGATTGGTCCTGAAAAAGTCAATGATTATTCCGGAAGCTCTGATCGATGGAGATCATAGCTTTGAATGGTCGCATCGACCTTACGAACCCATTCGCGAGCTTCGAGTTCAGTGTCAAAACCCTTATTAAAGGTAAGGCACTTCCAGCCACAAGAAGAAGTTTCATCATTGACCATGATGGAAATCTTCCATTGGCTATTTCCATGACGATGATCCATCCAGTTCGGACCACGGATGTATCCAATCATTTCCTTACCAATCTTGATATAGGTGTCAGAATGAGGATTGCCAATAGAACCAAGGCCAGTGGGCTTCGGAGACTTCTTAAAGGTGAGCTTGGTAATCTTGGCCATGTGTTTATCTCCTTCTCGATTATGTAATCAATATACACTCATTTTTTTATAAGTCAAGGCGTATATGTAGAAGGACTTGAAAAAAATCCATGCATTATAGAACACATTGCACCTGAAACACCATCATGATCAAGTTCTATACTATCATTTATTCCTGATGAGAATGTAGAATGAGCATCTACTTTCGTTAAACCAGGAAGTATGTAATTGTTGACATGATAAGAATGCCCATCATTACCGATATAATCAAATGAACATTCAATATTAATATCAGTATAGCCATAATCAGTAGGATTCGTAATGGAATACTGAAAACGAGCCGCTCCAGGCTCAGAATCCAAATAATGATAATTCAATATTAACGGAGATGTGTTAGCCCATGCGTCATGCAAAGTTGGTCTATGTTCTGGACTCGTATAAAAAAATGGTGTTAAAATATAGCATATGAAAAATATAATGACTATCCATTTAAGAGAATACCAAATCCATGGGAAAAATCCCAATGATAACATAACAAGAAAAATAATAATTAGTATCATTTTGGTTAACTCCTAAAACATAATGATATTATAATTTTATTGTTTGTCAAGCATTAAAGTAAGATTTAATACAATAATAAATACCACTATGTCTGACATGTCTGAACATCAAATTGATCAACTTCTTAAAGAATTAAGTTCATTAACCGGTTCGTTGGGTAAAATTACTGCGTCCGGGGGATTTGGTTCTAATAAAGATGGGCGCGCATCGGCGTCAGAAAAACTTGAGCGTGATATGTATGGTAATAGAGTCAAAGATAATAAAGCTCTAAAAGATCATTTTGAGACTCTTATAGATGGCACAAAAAATTCTAAAAGTTTTAGTAAATCTTTACTTACCTTAGCAGAAGGCACGGTTGCTTTAGGTGGAATATTTTCGGTATTAAAAACAATAGACCATGCTGCCCATGAATACGTTGATACTTATCGCAGCTTGAACAATGTTGGGGAGACTTTTGGCGGTAGCATGTTGAAGATGACCCAGCAAGCGGCAGCGGCGGGTCTTCCTCTTGAGGAATTTGCTCAAATCGTTAAGAATAATGGTGTAGCCGTAAAGCAGTATGGCATAGAACGTTTCGCCGATCTTAATATGTCAATCAGAAAAACCATAGATCAGTACGGTGATTATGGATTAACTATTGAACAAATAGGCGAAGGTTTAGGAAAATATATGAATTTGCAGCGTTTGGCTGGTGTAAATCTTAGTACACTCTCAAACGAAAAAGCAAAAAGTGGTTTTGTTAGCTTTTTAGATAGCGTATCCGCTTCATCCCAAGCATTTGGGACAAATAGAGAAGAAGCCATGAAAGATGCGACTGAATTACTTGAACATGGTGATTTATTAGCTACCGAACGATTGAATACAATAAATGGAATGTCTTCCTATAATCAGAGTATTCAAAATCTTATTGGATTCTTATCTGGAGCATCGGGTGGTAAAGAATTAGCTAAGGGAATGGCGGATACTATTGGCTCGGTTGGTGGTGCGGTCTTCACCGATTTTGGTAAATCTCTTGTCAACGTTGGATTAAGTGATCTAGTTAATGCTATGGATGATGCCAAAAAAAGAATAGCAGCGGGTGAAAACGAAGATAGCGTTAAGTTAGATGTATATAATAAATTTGCTGATAGATTAAGCGATCCGGCAACTATTCGAAGTTTACAGACATTAGCTACCGCTGGAGACGAAGGTGCTAAACAAATTTTAACATATAGTGCTCAGATGAAACATCTTTCAGGAGCAGAATATGCAAAAGCACAAGAAGAAGCAAAACAAAAAACGTCATTAACTGCATTATATACTTCATTTGCGTCAATATTTGAAACACTTAAAGGATCATTCATTAATGGCTTTTTATCAGTTTTTACACCAGAAACTACACAAAGTATTGTCAAGGAATTAGACGCGTTAGCACCGCAATTAAAAAACTTTGGTACTTCAGTTGGTGTATTATTAACGAGAGTGCTAACGCCGCAAGCTATAGAAGGCGCCATTGATACTATAACGGGTTTAGTACAAATTTTTGGTGCTCTTACCTCTGTGGTGAGTTTTGTAGTCAAGGGTATTTCATTAATTCTAACTCCTATAACAATGTTAGAAAAAATGATTGGAAAAATCAATAAGCCATTAGGTGAATTGGTGGCAGGATTTATTGCTGTAGCCGCTTTCTTCGGAGCAAAACATTTACTTAAAATGTTCGGCGCATTATTTGGAGCTGGCTTTAAAGCACCGCTTGTTAATGTAAAGGGCGGAATAGTAAACGTTAGTGGCGGTTTGGGATTAGGTGGCGGTCTTGGTGGAGGCGGAAAAGGTGCTGGTCGGGCGGCAACGGCAGCAGAGGAAGTAGTTGAAGGTGCTGGTGCTGGTGCTGGTGCTGGTGGTGGTGCTGGTGGTAGGGCGACGCCCTATGGCGCAGGGCGTTCTCGTATTGCTAGAGGCAAAGGTTCTTTACGCCTCTCTGCTCCAGTTGCTCCAGTTGCTCCAGTGGTGGAAGAAGTAGTTGAACAAAGCGTTTTCTCTAAATTTTTATCAAAACTTTTTGGTAGAATAACCTCAAGTAGTATAGTTTCAAAACTATTAGCTAGTAAAATGGCAGGCAGTATCGTTAATGGATTACTTAATGTAAAAAATATCATACCAAATCTATTAGCTAGTAAGACTGCCGGTAATTTTGTTAATGGACTACTTAATGCCGGTAAATTCGGAAAACAAGTATTTGGCGCAGTTGGAGGTAAAGCTGGGGAAATGATAGCCAAAGCGGCAGCACATCCCATGGCTGGAAAATTAGCCAATACGGCATTAAGATTTGGAGAACATATTAAAGCTGGCTTACCCGGAATGCTACTGATGGAGGGGTTAGATTATGCAGTTGGCGGCAAGAAATTAACTAAAAGAAATCTGGCTGGTTCTGCTGGAGGAATTACCGGGGGTCTTGTAGGGGCGGGTGAAGGTGCATTAGCAGGCGCAGCAATAGGATCAGTATTACCAATTGTAGGAACTGCTGTCGGTGGTTTTCTTGGTGGAATGGCTGGTGGAATGTTAGGGTATATGGGAGGAGAGGCGGCGGGGAAAGGTGGTTGGGATTTAGGTAAAAAACTTTTCGGAAAATCTATTAGTGGTCCAAATATACAAGATACCGGTAATGCAAAGGTAATAGACGATCAATACTACAATGAATTGCAAACAGAATCCGATGAAGGTGATGTTGCTTCTCAAAAACTCCTAGCCGATATTCTTTCGCAATTACAACATCATACAGCCATACTTGCAAGTAATTTGGATCAGCAAAAGAAAACAGTTCAAGCAACCAAGGCTAGCACAAAAGCAACCCAAGCTATGGATGGCTCTGTTAATTAATATGGAGTTAATAATAAATAGTTGTTATACTTGATTATAATGACTTTGGTGAAAACATTGAAAACCTTAAATACTTCTGATGATATAGCTTTTACTGGAAAGACTTTCGGTGAATTATACAATAAAACAAAAGAAAAAATATCTGGTATAGAAGAAACTGGGTATAAATTAATTCAACAATGGGCTCATCATACAAAAGATGGTCAAGAAATATTATTTGAGGATGATACAATATGAGTTGGAAAAAACATTTTAGAACTATAAAAAGTAATTCTCTTAATTCAATCAATTATCAAAGTAGTAGTGAAGGCTCGCCAGTTACAAGTTCGAAGATATCTTCATATCTTCCAGAAGTTTTTGCTGGCCATCCATCCAGAATCCAAAGATATTACGCATTTGATGATTGCGACCGTGATAGTGATATTAATGCGGCATTAGATACTATTGCGGATTTTTGTACTCAATCAGAAGAACAGAGTGATGACCCTTTTGATATCATTTATAATGAAGAAGCAAATGAAACTGAAGTTACGCTTATCAAGAGTAACTTGAAATTATGGGTTAAACTGAATGATTTTAAGAAGCGTTTATGGCATATTTTTAGAGGAACAATAAAGAATGGTGATTCATTTTTCTTAGTTGATCCTGAAACATACGAATGGCTTTGGGTAGATCATTTCTCAGTAGAAATGGTTAAAGTTGATGAAACTAAAGGTAAAGAACCTGATGAGTATATCATTCGAGGTTTAGATATCAACAGACAAGCTAAATTTGCTACTCGTGGTGTTGATCCTTCTCAATATAAAACGCCTTTTGGTACTTCTTTAGTTCCTAATGCGCGGCCCCAAGGTAATCCAGGGGGTGCTTCGACCACCAATAACGCGTTTCAATTACAAGGATCAAATCGCGATCTTCGTCAGCAAGTTGGTCAAAAAGTCAATGAATTATCGGTAATTGATGCTCAACACATGGTTCATTTGTCTCTTTCGGTTGGAATGGATGTTAATTGGCCGTTTGGTTCTTCAATTCTTGAACCAATATTTAAAACCTTCAAACAAAAAGAATTACTTGAAGATTCTATTCTCATTTATAGAGTTATGCGTGCGCCTGAACGAAGAGTATTTAAAATTGATGTTGGCTCCATGCCACCAATTCGTGCAAAAGCTCACATAGAAATGATCAAAAATGAAATTCATCAAAGAAGAATTCCAAACCGCTGTCTTTCTTTAAAAACAAATATTTATTTGTTAGATGGAAGATTAATTCCTCTATCTCAAATAATTACTGAGCACAATGAAGGTAAACAAAACTGGGTCTACTCTTGTGATCCTGATACAGGAAAAATTGTTCCTGGTAAAATTACTTGGGCAGGAAATACTAAATCACAGACCAAAGTATTAAGATTGACTTTAGATAATGGTAAAACTATTACCTGCACTCCTGATCATAAGTTTCCAATTTTAGGTAAGGGCTTCGTTGAAGCACAAAATCTAGAAATAGGAGAGAGTTTTATCCCTTTATATACTCAAGAAAATAAGTATAGTGATAAGAAAAGTAAATATATTCAAATATTCGATAATGCTGAGAAAAAATGGAAATATGTTCATCGTGTCGTAGCAGAATATTTTAGAGACACTATTGTTGGTGAAAAAGTTCATTGTGAACAATATAAAACTGAGTTAAAACAAACTGTCCATCACCTAAATTTTGACCGTTACAATAATAATCCAGAAAATTTATGTTGGATGAATGCAAAAGATCATATTATTTTTCACGGAGAAACAGGAAGCGACGCGGCTAAAAATTATTGGAAAAACTTAAAATATAATATTCAAGCGTTTGATGAAAGAATTAAAAAATTAACTATTCAAAATAAAATTTTTTGGAAGACTCCGGAAGGTCAAGATATTCTGGTGAAACGAAAAATAGTTTATGATAAAACATTATTTGACATGAGCAAATTAATTCTTGCTTCTTCTACTTTGACCAATCCACGCATGTCATGGCGGCAATCGGCAAAAGAATTGAATAATAATGTAGAATTTATGACTTACTATAAGAAATTAAACCCACATATCAATTCTGGAGTTAAACAATTAGATAATTTTACGCTAAATCATCTAAAATTTATGGTCAAATCTCATGGTTATAAATCTTGGCAAGATTTTAAGAAAGATTTTACTAATATTGATTACTCTCTTTATCGTTTTAATCAAAAACTATATGAC